GACCGTCTGCTTCGACAGTCTTTCCTCGGTTTTGCTGACCTGGGCGGCGGCGTCCTTTTCTTCCTTGGTCAGCTGGGCCAGTTCTTCCTTCAGCGCCTTCGTCTCGTCGCTGTTCTCGCCGGTCGCGGCGGTGGACTGCTCGATGGCCGCCTTCGTGGCCTGAATTTTGGATTGAAGTTCGGACTGCTTGCTTTTCCATTTGTCAAGCTGCTGCACCAGCTCTTGCTGCCGGTCTTTGTTCAGCTTGACGATGTCCGCCTGCTGGCTGATCTGGGCCTGCAAGCCGCTGATCTTTGCCTTCAGGGCGTCCTGGGCGGAACCGAACAATTTCGCCTGGGTGGTCGCCAGGCTGGTCTCGCTGGACAGCTCCTTCATGGACTGCACAGCCTTCTTCATCTCTTGCTGGAAGCTGCTGCTGTCCGATGTGACGCGGACGCTTGTCTTCGACATTGTTCTATCCTCCCTTCTGCTCTGGCTGGTGGTCAAATTCCCAGCGCAGATGCTCTAATAGCGGCACCAGTTCCTCCTTCATGGTGTCGGTGTAGGACTGGCGCATGATTTTGATCGCCGCTTGTGTCACGGCTTCGATATTCTCCAGGCACGTCTCCCAGACGTTGATTTCGTCCAATTCGTCGTAGCCGTTCTCCGCGTCATACTCGTCGAAGACGCTGGCCTCCCGCTCCACGGGCGGCTCGTCCGACAGGATGGAGAATTTCGGCAGCACGACCTCTTGCATGACGAAGTGGACGGCCTTGATCACCGTCAGGACTTCGACGATGTCGGCGCGGATCACGTCCGCCGGGCGAAGGTCGCCGAACAATTCCGGCAGCATACGGGTCGCCGTTTTCAGAACGGCCTGGACGCTGTCGTCGGTGTCCAGCATTGCCTTCACATAACGCTTTGCCTGCTGCACGGTGATCTTGTCCATCATGCAGCAGGCGGTTCTGTTCCGGGTTGTGATCAGCTGGTCGTCGATTACGTGCCAGCGGTAAAATTTTCCTTCATGCCCGTGATGGAATCGTTGACCTGATTCAGCAGCACGGTCTCGATCATGGAGAACTGCACGATCACCTCGCCGGGCTTCAGACCTTCAGCGCCCAACAGTTCCGCGCGGGTGAACTGGTTGCCGTACAGCTTCACAAGCTGGTCGGCCATGGCATAGAAGTCCTTCCGGGTGTACAGTTCCCGCTCTGCGATAGGTTCGCGGACGTCGCAATACTCCAGGTACTGCTCCGTGGTTACGGTGGGCAGCTCATAGGTCTGACCGCCGATGGTGATGCTGGCGTTGGGCATTTTCATCGTCTGACCCTCCGATTATTCAGTCTGGGCGGCCTGGGCGGTGCCGGGGTACTCCTGCACCTTCTCAAACCATGCCTTGATGGCTGCGGTCGCCTGGGCTGCGTCCGTCGCCAGGTTGGATTCGTCCACGCGGACGCGCACCAGATGCTTTTCCTCGACCTCGCCGGTGGTGGCGTTGGGCAGGTTGTCAGCCTTTGCGCGCTCATAGAAGGACGCCTTGATGGTAGAGGTGACGGCGTTCTTCTTGTCCTCGATGGTGTTGTATTCCTCGTCCTGGCCCTGGTCGAACTTGCCGCAGTAGTACCAGACAAATTCGTACTTGCCGTTCAGCTGACGCGTCCGGAAGCCCAGCGCCAGCTCGACGGGGTTGTCTTCGGACGCCTCGACCAGGTAGCCCTCCGCCCACAGGCGGTTCCAGAGGGCGGCGCGATCCTGGGGTGCCAGGGCGTTGACCTCCAGCTCGATCGTGGTGCCCTGGTAGGTGTTCACGATGTCCTCGGTGCCGTCGTCGGAGTAAATCTTCTCGCTGTTGTAGTTGTCGGTGATCTTCGCCTTGATTGCGCGGGCGAACTTGAAGGGAGTGCCCGCAGTATAGCCGTCGGTCGCGTTCTTGGTTACCTTCGCCAGGTAAATATCACGCAGGCCGCAGCGTCTGGAGCGGACGATGGTCTGGGTGGTTTCACTCATTCTTCTGTTTCCTCCTTGTCAAAATGGAAACGCTGGGGCTTCATAAAGATGCCCCCGTCGTTTTGCGTGTCGTCCTGGCTTCCACCCGTCCAGGTGAAGCCAGCGGCGACCATTAACTTCTTGATTCTCCGGGCCAGGGCGACCTCGTCCTGGTTGGAGAAGATCGTGACCTGGACGTCTCCGCCGATCACGTCATTCTCGTCGTCGCTGAAGCCTTCCGGGTTTGTGCCCAGGTTCCACAGCGTGACGTGGGTGTCGTTGATGTTCTTGTCATACCATCCCTGCTGGACGGTGATGCCTTCGGCCTGGATAGGTTCCAGGGCCGCAGCCGCTAACGCGATAATATCCATGTGTCAGCCTCCCAGCTTCTTTTTCAGTAGCGCCTCGTATTCTTCCCTTGCGATCTCAACGATCTGGGTCTCTGTCTCCCGGATCGCGACCTCGATGAAGTCCCGCGGGGGCATTTTCCACGTCCCCCACTCCACGAACTTCATGTAGAAATATTCCGAAGCGTCACCCAAATCCCAGCCGACCTCCGCCCACGCCTGGGTGCCGCGGGTGCTGATCTTACTGATCGGCACGTTTTCCTTCGCGTGTCCGCCTGGGCGGTAGCCTTCCTTGCCGGACTTGGCGTTGTCGCCGCTGACCGGGATGTGCTTTTGCATGGCTTCCTTCACGATCGGCGTGCTGCGTTCAACGACGCGCTTGTTCGCCGCCTTCATTTCCTTCTCGGACGCCACTTCCTCCAGGGCCTTCAGTTGCTCCTTCAGGCCCGAAAAGTCCAGGGTGATCTTCATGCGATCAGTCCGTTCTGGATGCCAGAATCCGCACCTTTCCCTCATGGCTGCGGGAAGGGTCGGAGCTGTTCAGGGTGTACGGCTTCCCCTTGTAGATCGCCCGGTACTGCTTCAGATTGTCCAGGATGTCCTGGATTTTCTCGCAGGTTCTGACCTCCAGCGTGATCGCGTCGGTCAGCGATCGGTTGTTGACGTCAGTCTGTTCCCGGATGGACAGGCCCGGAAGGTCAGCCCAGGCGGCGTAAAACGTCGCCCAGGTGTCCTTCTTGCGGCCTTCCTCGACCTTCTGGGTCTTCTTCTCGAAAGTGATGCGCGCGCTATTCATCGGCCTGCACCGCCTTCGGTTCGTAGATTTCGGACAGCAGCATGGACGCGGCGGCGATCTTCAGCTGCTGCTTCTCCTTGCCGTACTTCTCCCGGTTGTCGTACAGGTCTTTGACGGTGACGAACAGGATGATCTTCTGCCGCCCCGTCATTTTGTCGGCGTCGAAGGACGGGATCACGTCGGCCATGCTTTCCGCGGCGGCGTCGACCATGATCTCGACCAGGTCGTCGTCGTCTGCGTAGTCAATCCGGGCGTACTTCTTCGCCTTCGCCGTCAGTTCTGCCAGGGTTCCAGAAGTCATTGGTCAGCCTCCGATCAGCCCGCGGTGGGGATGGTGATCTTGCCCAGGACGACGGCGGCGGTGTCCACGGGCTGGACATCGAAGCGGTCGCGCACCTTCAGGCCGGTCTTGTCCTTCGCCCACAGGTCGCCCGCGGTGGTGGAAATATCCAGGCTGATCACGTCGCGGTCGAACAGGGTGACGGCCTCGTTCAGGTCGCCGCAGTAAATGGGGACGATGGTGGAGCCTTCGCCGGTTTCGTTCTTCAGTACCTTGTTGGACAGCTTGACGATGGGGTACTCACCGAACAGCAGCTTCTTGGTCTTCTGGGTGGGATCGGGCTGGATGATGTACTTGCCGTCTTCGTCCTTCAGCTTGTCCAGGAAGTTGAAGCCGGTCTGGTTGGTGTACACGGCGGCGCCCTGGGCGATCGCGGGGTCAAGCACGATGTTGAAGATGTCCTTCAGGTCGTCGACGCCGGTGATCGCGTAAGAGGTATCGCCGACGCAGGTCTTCAGCGCGGCCAGAATCTTCGCGTTTCTGGTGGCGCGGGACTTCTTGGCGATCCACTTCTTCAGGTATGCCAGGATGTTCTCGGCGGTGTCCTCCAGCAGCTCTGCGGTGACCTTCAGGATGCCGCCGTACTTCTTGATCTTGTAGGAAATGGAGCGCAGCTTGGGGGTCTCCTGTTCCTGGAACTCGCCGCCCTCCTCGACTTCGGGCCACTCGGTGCTGTCAGCGTCGACTTCGATCACGCGGGTGCCGGTCTTGGTGCTGACGTGTTCCACGTTGACGTAGTTCTCCAGGTTGTCAGCGGTGGCGCGGCGCAGTTCGCGGATGCTGGTGGTGATGTCCTGGGGGACAGTCAGGCCACCGTCTTCGCCGGAATCTTCGCCGGGGGTGCCTTCTACCATTTCTGCATGGATTTCGGCGTCACGCTTCAGGACGGCCACGGCGTCCGCGGGTGCCTTCTTGCCCTTCAGGCGGGCGCGGATCATAGCGACCAGGGCGGAGCCTACCTGCTTTGCGGTGGGGGCGACAGGGTCGCCGTCGGGATCGCCAGCGCCTGCGGGCTTCTTGCCTGCGGGGGTGCCGGTGGCGCCAGCAGCGCCGGGATCACCGGGATCACCGTCGTCGTCCAGGTCGTACAGCAGGTCGAACTCCTTCTGCTCCTTTGCCATCAGGGCCTTCTCGGTGGTTGCTTCGTCCAGCTTACCGGCAGCGACCAGGTCTTTGACCTTCTGCTTGCGGGCGTTGATGCTGGCCAGCAGTTTCTTCAGCTTTTCGTTCATACTTTTCGTTCTCCTTTCATTCGACCGTACCGTAGAGGTACAGGTCATCCAGCAGAGCCTTTGCGCGCTCTGCGTCGGTTTTCTTCCGTGCTTCCTCTGCCTTCAGTTCTTCGGGCAGGTTCTTGTAGCTGCCGAACAAGTCGCTGGCGGCTGCCGCAGCAGCCGGGGCTTCCTTCGTTCCCAGCTCGAAATACTCCGCGGCCTTTTCGCCACGAAGCCAGGTTTCAGCGGACAGCAGATCCGCCACCTGTTCGCGGGTCACGCCCTCGCGGGCCTTCCCCATGTAGACGTCCAGCATGGACTCCTTCGCGTTGTCCAGCTGATCGGCGACGTCACGAAGGTCGCGGGAGTTGCCCGCGGTGTACGTCCAGGGGTCATGCACCATGATCTGGGCGCCGGTGTTGACCACGATCTCGTCGCAGCCCATCAGGATCACGGACGCAATGGACGCGGCCATGCCGTCGACCTGGCCGGTCTTTTTGCCCGTGTGGCGCTTCAGGACGCTATGGATCGCCAGGCCCGCGAACACGTCGCCGCCGGGGCTGTTGAAGTAGATCGTCACCGGGGCGTTCGGATTCAGACCGTTGACGAAGTCGGCGATCTCCTGTGGGCAATGTCCGCCGAAATACGCAGCGGTCAGTTCATCGTCGACGATGTCGCCGTACAGGTACAGCTCCGCGCCATTTTCCGTGGCCTTCATGTCGATGTAGCCGCGGGTCACGACCTTCCCCTGCCGGGTTGCCTTCATGTCGTAGCGTTTAGTCTTCAGATTCTTCATCTTCTTCACCCCCTTCCTGATCGTCTTCGGTTTCTTCTCCCTCGTCGTCCTGGGGTGGTGCCGCCGCGGGCTGCTGCCCGACGGTAGCCGTGCCGGTCTTGTTTGCAGCGACGTCCAGCGGGATCATGGTGCCATTCACCAGCGGGCGGTCGCCATATTCGACGCCTTCCATATCCAGGTAGGCGCGGGATTCGTTGATCAGGTAGATGCCGTTCTTCGTGTAGCCGGTCATGACCTCCATCTGGGTCTTGCTGTCTGTACGCAACAGGGCCTTCTCGTTGATCTTGACGTACTCGCCCCGCTCCAGAAGCTCGATGCCCAGGATTTTGTACCCGGTTTCTTCTTCGTACTGTTTCAGGACGAACAGCATGGTCTCGGTCAGGAAGGACAGCTGCTGCATTTCGCTGTTGCTGTAGCTGCTCTTTTCGTAGTCGTTGATCTGATTGGGCTTGACGCCGAAGGCTCCGGCGATTTGCAGGGCGGAGTATTTCCGCAGCTCGAAGAACTGCGCGTCGGTCAGTTTGATGTCCAGCGGCGTCAGCTTCATGCCCAGGGGCACCGGCATGATCCGGCCCGTGTTCTTGACGCCGTTTCCGAAGTCCTCGAAGGCTTCGCGCAGGGCTTCCTTCGCCTCCTGGGACATTGTGCCGGTGTATTCCAGGGTCGCCTTCGCGGTCATGCCCTGTTCGTATAGCTTGTTCATGTAGCCCTGGCCGCTCTTGGCGCCCATGACCGTCTCGCGGAGAATATCCTGTACCGGCATACCGACCAGGCCGTTCAGGGTGTGGGACGTCTTCACGTGGATCACGTCCTCGCTCCGGAAGATGTACTTCTTCCCGCTGTACGGGTCGGTGTACCAGTACCAGACGTTACCGGCTCCGGCGAAAATTCCCGCGTCGTCCACCAGTACCTGCACGCAGTTCGACGGCATGATCCACAGGTTTTTGATCTCATAGCTGCCGCCGTATTTCATCCGGCGGAAGCGGCGCTCGATGTAGACGTAGCCGTTGCCGAAGTGGTTCCGGTTCATTTCCACCGTCGCCCAGAACGTGGTCGGCGTCATGAACGGGTTCGGGCGATACCGCAGCACGCGGTTCACGTCCTTCCGTCTGCTGTCTGCGACGCCGTTCTTGCTCCGCTTGTAGACCTTCCAGGGCAGCTTGCCCAGGGTCTCCGCCAGGGTCTTCATGCAGGTGAAATACGTGATTTCAGACCATACGCCGCGGCGTTTTCCGCTGCGGTTCAGCCATTCCACCAGGGTCTCGCCGCTCATGCTGGCGACGTTTTCGGTGCCGTTGTAGGCCCTCCAGCCGTTCAGCCAGGGGAATCTGGCGCGCAGATTTCTAAAAAATTCGCCTATTTTCATTGCTTTGTCGTCACCTTCTTATGCCTTTCGTACATCTTCAGCCATTCGCCCACGATTTCCTCCGTGGTCTGGGCCTGTTCGCCGCACATGGCGACCTTCCAGGCGTCAATCACGGCGTCGACCGGGTCGATCCGCTGGGTCGTTATGTCTTTGTCGATCTTGATCTCGCCGTAGTTGTTGGAAATGACGCGGGCGTTCAGGATCGACCAGACCAGCAGCTCTTCGCCGCGGTTGTATTCCACGTTTCCGGCTTCGATTTCCAGCCGGAAGTCGTCGGTGGGGTCGGACAGGGCCTTCGCGCTCTGGTGAATCTCCAGGCTGTCGTAGCCGGTGGCCTCCAGGTCTTGCAAGAAGGCGGAGGCGTTGTGGGGGTCGTAGCAGATCATTCTGACCTTCAGATCGAAGGCGTCCACCAGGGCCTGAAGGTAGGCCAGCACGTACCGGTAGTCGGTTTTTATGCCGCCCATGGTCTCGGTGACGGTCACCAGCTTCTTCGCGATCCACACGTCATACGGGGCAAGGTCGCTGTCGATATGCTCCTGGACGCGCTTCGACGGGATGAAGCTATGGCTATGAATGAAATACTTTTTGACGCCCGCCACCCAGAATGGGATCACGATCACGATCGTCGTCAAGTCGCCGCCGGACGACAGATCCAGGCCCACGTAGCACGGCAGGCCCTGGAAGTCTGCCAGGCTCCGGTCAGACGCGCAGCGCTTCAGGGCTTCCGGGTCTTTGATGTACAGAGCGTTCGACCATTGCAGCCACTTGTTCAGCTGCTTGACCAGGAAGTCACGCAGGTCTTCGCCGCCCATGTCCTTCGCGGTGACCGCGATCGGGATCATGTTCTCCAGGGCCTCCTGGTCGTAGGCCAGGGCCGGGTTCGCCTTGATCCAGTTCTCCGGCAGCCATAGGTCGTCATTCTCGTCCATTTCGGCGATATAGATAAACTGACTATCGACGCGGGTGGTGCCCTTCAGGATCGCCTTGCAATGCTCGTATAGCTTGTAGCAGGGGGCGTTCAGGTTGAAGCCTGCGGTGGTGATCACGCTGATCAGGGCCGACTTCATCTTCTTGATGCCGCCCTCCAGCAGCTTGTACATCTGGTTCGTCAGGTGGGCGTGGTACTCGTCGACGATGCCCAGATATGGCCGGTGGCCGTCCAGGCTTTTCGTGTCGCCGGAAATAGCGCGGATTTTGCCGTTCGTCAGCAGGCAGTCGATCGTGTGGTTGTGATCGTGGACTTTGAAGCACTCCTGAAGATCGGCGTCCGAATTGATGAATTTCTTGATTTCCTCGAAAACGATGTCCGCCTGGTCTTGTTTTGTGGCCGTGCAGAAGATTTTCGGGTACTGGTAGCTTGTAAAATTGCCATAATAGGCCGCCAGGATGCCGTTCAGGAAGGACTTGCCGTTCTGACGGCCCAGCTGGACATAACTGGTACGGTACCGGCGGTGTCCGCCTGCCTTCTTCCTCCAGCCGTTCAGGCTGCCCAGGATGAAACATTGGAACGGGTACAGGGTGATCGTCTGGCGCTCGTCACCCTCTGCGATTTCCAGTTCTTCGGCGAAATTTATGATTTCTTCCGACGCTTCGACGTCGAAGCAGTAGGCAAACGGGGCGACTTTCGCCGCCTCCAGGTCGTCCAGGTGACGCTGGCAGGCCATTTTGACGGTCTCACCGGCGACGATCCGCCCCTCCAGCACGTCGATCGCGTACTGTGTGCAGCGGTCGGTCACGCTTCCACCTTGCCCTTCGCGTATTTCAGGAACTTGTTCTCCGGTTTTTCGTCTTTCGCCTTCGGTGCCACCAGACGGCAGCGTCCGGCGATCGTCAGGCCGAAGTCCGTGGCGCCCTGGCGGCATTGCTTCCACAGCTTGTCCTGTTGCTGAAGCAGCGCGGCGCGTTCCTCATTGACGACCATCCTGGTCTCCACGATCTTCTCGCCGGTTTCCGGGTCGATCTCCGGCTTGCCGTCCAGGTCGGTCTTGTACCGGCGCTTCTCCACCATCAGCGGCAGCTCGTCGATCGCCTGGGTCATGGCGACATAGTCTGCTTCCGCCTTCACCAGGCGGCCCAGGGCCTCGCAGTCCAGGTTGGTCATTATTTTCAGGTCGATCAGCTGGGCGGCCAGCTCCTTGAAACGGCGCTTTTGCTTCTTGTCCAGCCATGCAGGCGGGGCGACTTTGTCGGCGTCAGGGTGTAGTTCCTGGGCCTTCCGCAGCTCGATCTCCGCCTTCGTCAGGTGTTTCCGGCCTTTCGCCTGCAACAGGGCGATCGGCTCCTTCTTTCCGGCCATGTCCCCACCTCCTTCGGTGTCAGATTCTGACACTTCCCTGGGGCGGGGGCGTCAGATTTTCCCGTGGGGAGTTTTCTCCACGAAAAAGGGGGGCGCGACTAAACCAGCGGCCGCGAATACTTTTTCGATACCCCCTCGGTCTGCAAACCACCTGTCCCGCAGCGCCCGCAGCCGCTTCTGGCAGGCTGCCATGCTCTCCGGCCCCGCCTTGTACATTGCGGTGACGCGTGTATGGTTGGCATTGCTCAATGGGAACAGGTTGAACGGGTCAAGCCGTAAATCCCAGTCTTCCTCCAGCTCTACAATGTGGTGAACTCTGTCCGCTTCGACCAGCTCCTGGTCTTCGTAGTAGGCCAGGATGTCGATGCCGTCAAAGACGTCGATCATGCGCTGTCTCATAACGCGCCACGCGCGCGAACAATAAAAGGCGGCTGACATTTGGCTGCGCTCCTGGCGGTTGTAAATCATGTGCCTGCTGCCATACCGAACACGGCAGGCCGGGCACATATCAATGCCTTGCTGGATGGGCTTTCCACAGCGGCACAAATGCAGCAGCATTTTCTTCTCCTTCCTGGGGCTTCCTGTTTTTCCGGATTTACGGCGGCCCTTCTCTGGGCCTCTTGGCGGCCTTCTGGCGGGTCTTTTTTGACCGCGACCGCCAGCCCTCGGAAACGAAAAAAGACAAGCACCGGGTGATTGATTGCTCTTTCACTCGGTGCTTGTCTTGCACATTTCCTGTCTGATATTCTATCGCCTGGGGCCGAAAAACGCCACCCCAGGTTTTCCCCACGTTTTTACGCTCGGTTTTCAGCCCTTCAGCAGCTAATCCCGTTGACGCCGAAAAGCCGCACGGCCATTTGCCGCATGATCTCGTCGCACCACCTGCGGGGGCTGTTTCTCCCGCTGTTCATTGCGTCCGCGATCTGTTCGTAGGTCTGGCCCTTGATATATCGCCGCTCGAAGGCGTCGACCTTGTAGGAATAGCCGCCGGCGATCGCCGCCACACGTACCGCTGCCAGGGCGCGGTCGATTTCAGCGACCACGGCAGCGGTGTCTTCGCGGCTGCTTCTCAATGCGTCCAGGATCGCGCCCAGGTCGGTCCCGGACGGCTCCGATCCTCCGGGGCTGCCTTTTTGGGCGCATTCGTGCAGAAGCTGATAGTTTTCAAGCAGGCGCGCCGTCAGGGTCAAGCCCTGGGCGCCGTTGGCACTCTTGTCGGCCATTTCGGGC